GACCATCAATAGTCTTTGCCACCCGCTCCTTGGTCTTCGGATCAATCCAGTATCCATACCCACCGTAGACCAAACCAAGTTCTTTCGCTTGTTCGGCGGGCTTCTTTCCGGTCGGTTCAGGGCCATCAGCTTCGTTCACCGTGGTATCCGTGCTAACCAGTTGTTCAACGGCTCCCCCAAGCTTCTGTGCAATATCAACGATGTTCTGCGGCCAATCTCCCGGCTCGCCAAACTTTTGATGTGCGGCCTTGCACAATCTTGCCCACTTCTTTAGTGCTGCCCGTGCTTCGTTATTGATCACAAGACTGAGATTCCCACCGAAGGGCGCACCGGGGAGTGGTGCGATCTTCGATGGCTTCTGAATGGGAATGCTGCTGGTTGCGGTGATGTACTCATCCAACTTTGCGAGCACTTCCTCTTGCACGATTTTAGTGATGTCGTATTTCTTCATGGGTTACTCACTCCATTGGGTATGTACTGAACTGTTGTTGTACTTGATCAGTGCCTTGATCGTTTCCTTGGACAGTCCCTTCCAGTAGTTCATGTTGAATCCAACTGCTTCACCCAAGAGCTTATTCTCTTGAATGGTTTCGTCGTATTCCAACTCGATTTCATATGCGACCATTGCCTGACCACCAGAATACGTAACGTGCTTGATAACGTTAGTGCATCGGGTCTGGCGATTGGTACCCACGACACACTCTTGCTCGCTACCAAACGGATCAAGACGAACCGCTTTGATCTTACCGCTCTTGTCAGGCTTGACGCGCATCAAGACCTTCACGTACTCAGGACTCTGGTTATTTGGGTTTGCACCAAATCCGTATGCGGTACCGGTATTAGCCGAGAATCCAGACGGGCCAATGTACACTGGCTCACCCACCTTGAATGCCTTGATGTAATCCTTGAAGTCTTCCGGAGACATCGACATACCACGCTCGACGTGTGTCTTGACCTGAGCATACTGTGGCGGCGGTCCTTCCACCATACGAGTCATGATTTCATTCAATGCCTTACGCTGCTGTGCGGGCTTGCTCCACTGACCACTGCCCAACCACGACGACATACCATCTTGGAACTTCTTCAAATCTTCCGGAGAGCGATTCTTTGCTCGCCATGCTTGTTGATTTGCTAGGTCTTGTGAGTAATCGTTGCTGGTCGTGTTCTTCGTACCCGTCCATTCCAACTGTGGCTTGACGATAACCTTCTCGCCCTTCACGTATTCCGTTGACGCCAATTCGTACTTGTCTTTTGACAAATCCAACGAGGCCACAAATGCCTTCGCTGCGGCTTCGTCTCCCGGTGGTGGCAATGTGACACCCTTCGAGCTTAGTCCTGCGGCTTGTGATGCTTGGTTGTACGCCGAGTTTGCCGTCTTCGCCTTTGCCGCCAACGGAGAATTCTGTTGATTCTCTCGAACCGCCCACAGTGCCACCTTACGAGCCGTCGCGGAATCCAATCCAAAGTTCTGCAACTTGATTTGCAGCGAGTTGACCACACCCGCCTTGTTCCACGTTCCAATGGAATTCGATCCCAACACATCAAAGATTGCGTCGTGGATTTCTTTCTTCTTGTCCTGTGGGAGCTTGTAGTATGCAGACTTCTTCTTGTATTCTGGATCGTTTGACACGTCCTTCGCGGGCAACGCGACACCAGACGGAGTAGTCGTTGGCTTAGGCTGTGCCTGATACTTTTGTGGCTTGTTTGGCTTGTACGTTGGATCAAGACTTGCCGGATTCTTACGCTCGTCATGGACCAACTGGCGCAACTGATTGATCTGCTTGTCAGTCAGCGAAGACGCCGTGACAAACAAACTGTTCAAGATGCTGTTGACCTTCTTTTGATCTGGCTCCTGCAATGCTTGAATCACGGCATCCTTGACGGCCTGACGCTCACCCACTGCATTGTAGTAGCTGGTGTTCTTCGGCATGTGTCCTAGCGTCATGCCATACTTTTCCGTCCACTTATCAAAGACGTGGGCCGCACGAACCGTTGGTGGCTCGCTGACCTTTGGCTCCTGATAATTGATCTTCTTATCTTCACCGTTCTGGTCAAAGTACGTTGCGGCAACCAATGAGCGCAACGTCTTGAATGCCTGTGGCGTCATACCAGACGGAGTACTATCAAGTCCACCGCCCGCGTATGCATTTGTTCCACTCAACGAGTTCAGCTTGTCCAACATCAACTGCGATGTTGGAGCTTGCAATGCCTGAGCAATCGTCACCATGATCTTCTTCTTTTGCGTCGGATCGGTGACACCAGATACGTCAGCAATCGAGCTAATGGCTGCGGCAGAATCACCCGACCCAAGAGCTTGCAATGCCTTCTGCAACTGTTCGGCTTCTTCCTTCGCTTGCTTGATTGCGGCCTTCTTCTCGTTGTTGAACTTTGTGAGGTTCTTCAACTCATCATGGTACTGCATTGCCCCATTTCGGAACTTCTGGAAGATGTCTTCCGTGAATCCCGGAATCTTATCAGCCAACTCTTGCTTGTATAGCTGCTTCGACTTTTGATATCCGGTCATTTGTCCCGGCGTGGTGCTTCCCTTTACGGCTCCCGGATCGTCCGTCAATGACAATCCTTGACGCACAACTTTGTTGATGTGCGCCTTTTGCTCGTCGGTCAATTGTGCAGCAAAGCTCGGGTTCTGCTTAAAGAACTCGTCAGTGAAGTGCTTTGGGTTGAAATACTTCTTGAATGCGTCCGGATCATCATTGATCTTGCCTTCCGATTCCAGCTTTTCGAGAATGTCAATACCTAGACCATCGACAAGATCACCCTTGAGGAATCCATCCTTCTTCAATTGCTGCATTGCATACATGACACCGAAGTCAGTATCAGCTTGCAACGCTTGCTGAACGCTATCAACCACCTTGACCTTCTGTGGACCATCAAGCTTAGAAATGTCCACACCATAGTTCGAGAAGTATCCCGTTGCCAGTCCGAATGCATCTTGGGCTGACATCTTCGGTTCCTCTGCCGGTTCTGGCGTTGGTTCTTGTGCTGGTTCTGGCTCTGTGGTAGACGGCACATCCGTAGACGGCTCATCGACCGGAGCGTCTACGCTAGGTGAAGCGACTGCCGATGTAGGATTGTCCAACGCTTGCTTGATGTCTACTGGCAAAAGCTCGGGCGGGACTTTGTTGATGTTAAATCCGTAATTCTTAACCAGAGCCATTGCCGCATCCTTCCACGCTGGCTCATACGACTGGTTAAACTTCTTCAACACCCAATTCATGGACTTTTCCGAGTCGCCACCGCCCCATCCGCTCATGCTGGTATCAACAGCCTTGACCATCTTGGCATTGCCAAATTCGTAATCATCCACTGCTCCCTGAACATTAGCAGGAATTGCTTCGGCTTCGGGTTCTGCCACCGGCTCTTCAACAGGCTCTTGTGCCGGTTCGTCGGTTGGCTCAACGGCTGGCTCTGCTGCGGGTTCACCGGCACCAAGTTGATCCTTGAGGTCATTGATCTTCTTCATGAACTGTGCTGGCGAGTAAATCGGATTAATCAACTTTGCATCGAACAAATCGTATGCAACGGTGTTGTCTCCGTTCAACATCTTACCAACGGTCATCAACATGAATGGGAAGTCGGTATCCTTCGATGGTTCTTTGAAGATACCAGACTTCATCGCCTCACCAACAAACTTTCCTGCGGCCATGCGAACGGCATCAGGAAGGTCATTGAAGGCATCTACATACTGCTGTTCTTCCGGAGTGAATTCTGCGGATGGTGCCTCTGGTTCTGGCACAGGATCAAATGGTAGCGCATCAGAGTCTACATTCGAATCGGCAGACGGAACGAATTCATTGCCACCATAGATCATCTCCTTGACCTTATCGGCAATATCCTTCAACTGATATCCTGCCAAGCCAACCTTCGAATCGACCATATCGAATTGGTAATCAACCTCGTTGGCCGATCCCGCTTCGTAAGCGTTCAAAATTGCACTTGCCAATGCTTGCTTTTCCGGCTTTGGTAGGAACTGAACATCATTTTCTGCCCACGGACCAAGCACAGAAATTGCCTGATCAATGATGTTCTCAGACCCCATCGGAGTACCCCACACCGGATGTGTGTCGTCAGGTTCCACATCTTGCCTGACGGCTGGCTCCTTAACGTCGCCACTCTTCGATCCAAACTGCTTGTTGAACAATGCAGAAAGCGCATTCGCTTGCTGTGCATTGATGATTCCGGAGTCTAGAAGATTACCGATTACTTCTTCGCGTTCTCCTGAAGTGGTAGCCTTTGCAGCGGCCTCCAAATCAGCAGCAACTCCTGTGACATCATCGTATGTCAACGAGTTCAAAATATCACTGCCGCCAATCTTGTCCATGAAGAACTTGACTGTCGGATAATCTTCGTGATCGGTTGGAAGCTTTGGTGCGTCAACTGGTGGTTCGTCTGCAACAGGCTCTTCAGCCGGAACATCCTTTGCAAAGCTGTTCGGGAAAGTATCCTGCATGTAATCCAGAATCTTCTTGTCATCACCAGCATTCAAGAAAGGAATCTGTTCGATGGCACTTTTTAGCTGCTCAGTATTGTTGGCGAGATATACCTTTTCAACCGCTGCCGCAATGGCATCCATCTGCTCAGGCGTTGCCAAATGTACAGGTACATCGCTTCCTGCGGCATTGAACAAGTCCGCAACTTGCTTGTATGACGGGTGTTCAATTGCCGGGGCTTGCGGCTCATATGGGTCTTCCGCTGGCTGCTCTTCCGGAGCCGGATCAGATGTCGGCTCTGCGCTTGTCGGGGTGTCAGTACCCTTTCCAGCGGGCAATACACCGAAGGCCGTGCGGTGATACTTGCGGAAGGCTTTCCAATTCTGCTTATCAATCAGGCCAGTCTTGATGAGTTTTGCGCCAATGTAATTAAGCGTGTTTTGATTCTTCGCTTCAGCGGCCTTCTGCAATAGCTTTTCAAGTGCGGCAAGATTCTCGGGAGACAAAGCATCCTTGCTCAGTCCGAGTGCATTCATTGCACCATCAATATCATACTCTCCCGTTCCTCCCACTTTCTTCGGAGTGAACGGAGCCTTTTTCTTTGGTGTCGCATCTTGTGGTGGTTCTGGCTTGACATCCGACTTTGCGGCCTTGATAGAATCAGAATATGCCTTGATCTGATTTGCCAACTTGTTCTTTGGATTGAGCACATAGGCATCGAGGCCATCTTGCAGTTCAGCAAGCTGCTCATCGGTAAGCGTCGTCTCTTTTGGAAGCTCAACTTTACCGGCAAGAACCGTCATGATGATAGAAGCAGCAATCACATCTTTATGCTGCTTCAATGTCGGGTCGTCTTCTACTCCCAACAAAGCCAACATCAAATTGGTCAGCTTATTGGTTGCCGTCTTTGCCGTGTCTGCGTCAACCGTAAGAGGTACGTTTGCTTGCGGAGACGACGAATCCCCCGGCATGTCGGATGGGGTCTGCGCTGCCCCACTACCGTCCGGAGAACCGTTCAACCAATCAAGTGACTTGGTTTTTCTGTTCGTCTTAGCAACGATGACGCCTTGGTCGTTTGCCCAAGCACCACCGCCGACGTGCTTTAGATTATGCTTCTTCGCCTCTTCAGACGCCGATGAAGCTTCCCACAGCCACTCATCTTCGACAAGTAGACTGACAAATGCGGCATTTCTCATGTGATGTTATCCAGCGTAGAAATAGACGTGACCGAGACGATATTCGATGAGGCAACGTTCATTCTTCGTGCGAACGTTGTTGAGGAAGTGGAGAACCAACTCATTGACTGGAACGTCGAGAATCTTCGATACCATGTCGATCTGCACTCGCTTTTCTGGACGACGTTCCATCTGTGACTGTCCATTGTCTTCAAGTTCGAGCATAGCAGGAATGAGCTTCTGACGAAGTTCTTCCAGTTCCTTTTGGAGTTTCGGTTCCTTTTCCTTCGCCTCACGAAGCATCTTGGCAAACTCTAGCTTCGTCATTTCACGAATCGCTTTGCTGATGGATGGATCGGTGTGATTCTTCATGTGCGTTCTCTAAAAGGTGAAAGACCCTCAAAAATATTGAATTTCGAGGGTCTTCCATAATTATCAGCCAATTATTGAATCGGTCAAATATTGACTGGCGGGTAGAGGATTGAATATTTCTTCTTCTGCGCGGCAACTCGACGATCCACGCCATCCTGCATATCGTCAAGAACCTTCAGAATTCGCTCCTTCTCGGCTGTCTCATACTGATCCAACATTTCCAAGTAGGCAGCGGCTTTCGGACATCCGTTCTTTGCCCGTCGCACAAACTTCTTTCGAAGCGTGTTAACGCTACCATCGGTCTTCTTGAGCATTCGAAGAATCAGGTTAGACACTGACTCTCGCTCACTCTTCATATCGAAGTCTTTGGAAAACGTTGTAACCGTGTACGTCATACAGAACCCTGTTGCGTTAAAGAGACTTGAGCATTTGGATGAGTTCGGGCTGTGGGAACACGTCCCACTTATCCCGGCGAACCGACCCGTGAGTCCAGATACCGTTTTCACCCTTGAAGCACCGTGCGTCGATTTCGAACATCTCGTCGCCCTTGTACTTACGGTCGATTCCCCATCGGTCACAAAGGAAGATAAGGAGTTTTCTGGTGTTGTCAAGCTGTGCGTCCGTGTATCTCTGCCAGAACTTATAGCCTCGATAGGGTTTGTCAAGCTCGATGATATCCGAATCGGGCAGTCGGGTTCCGGCATAGGTGACCAATCCGCCACCCTTTGGCACCAGATAGCCCCAATTGCAAATCTCAATCCCAATCGAATTGGAGTTGAGCATGGTGGAAGAACGGCTTCCGGGCGGGATGTTCTTGGCCTTCAATCCGAGATGCCATCCCCACTTCGAGGATGAGAAGCACTGGTAGATTTCACCATCTTTCCATGTGCGACCGTCACGATGTCTTCCGGACCCTCTAGACACAAGGAATGAGGTAGAAACGGCTTCAGGTGTGGTATTCCACCAATCAACGACACCGTATGGGTTTCCATTTCCTGCTGTGTGGTGCAAGAAAATCTGATCCTTGTTGGTATTGGCGTTGATGTATTGATTAGTTGGGATTGGTAATTGAATGAGAGGGAAGTCAATCTTTGACATAGCGATTATCCAGTGGACTGACCCTGAAGCTCTTGTGCCTTCTGATACAGAAGCTTGGATCGTGTGTTGAGCATCTGAATAACCTGTTCCTTATCCTTGGGATTCATGTCTGGTGCATTCGTATTGACCAGCGTTTCCCAACCACCAGAAGATTGTTCGAGTTGCTTGATCTTGTTGATCTGTTCGACGGCACGATCCCCAAGATCATTTGCCCCCTTCAATCCAGCGGCCTTGAAGATATTAGAGTAAGATGCGTTGATGCTTGGATTAGAGAATCCATCCCACTCACTGATCTTTCCTAGCAACCCATCAGGCTTTCGTCCGCTTGCTTCTTGAGCACGGAACAAGAAAGTGCCGCCGTTATCAATGCGAGCGGGTTCCCCTTCCGGTGTGACGAGAATGTTGTCGTTTACCAATCCTACTGTATCCCAATTTCCAACGAGGACATCGGCAGCAAACCCATCGAGGATTTTGTTGGCAATCTCTGGCGTCACACCAACTTGTGCCAACTGCTTACCCGGAAGAATGTCAGAGGCATACATGGTCTGACCTCCAACCGGAAACGTGTGTCCCTTGGGTGCAGTAAGGCCAAGCGCACTGTAGATGTCATTCGCCAGCTTTTCGGAGTGGGATCGCGTCGGGTCTTTGTACTCTTTGACATATCGCATGACCCCATCTGTTCCCTCATAGAATCCGCCCTTATTACTTCCTGCGGCTCCGGATATCTTCTTACCGAGAATGGTATCGGCAGTCAGTGGTGCCTCGGCTTTCGGCTCTGGTTGAGCGGGTGTTGGGGCCGATGGTGGGGCTTGTGGAGCCTGTGATTGGGCAGCAGGAGCCTTTTCCGGAGCCTTAGCCTTATCTGGCATCTTGACCAACTTGTCACCAATCGTCTTGGCAACAATCTTTCCGGTCTTATCCATCCAATATGCACCACCCGCACTAGTCAGTCCGAGCTTATGTGCTTCTTCAGCGGCGGCGGATTCACGAAGGAGCTTAAGCAATCGCATTCTGATTCACCATATTCTTGAGTTTGGTATTGTGGGGCTTTCGAAGCGCACCGACAGAGCTATTCATGTATTTGTCAAAGATCGGATTTTCGATGTTCTCGATGTCATACGATTCTTGCAAATCATCTTCATATCCTTGCTCTTCAAAGTCGATGACATACAAACAATGCGTCCCCGATCCAGCCATTTGCTTATCGAGGGCATCCTTTGGCTTTGAAATGACCTTTGTCACATTCAGGCATCGAGCCTTGCAACCAGACGGACGAATGAATTCTTGTTCGTGAGCATATTCAGATTGGGTCTGACGATACTTTTCACGAAGCTCTTTCTTTTCCTTCGGTACATCAACTTGTGTCAAGTGAAGACCGTGAATCTGTCCCTTCTTGTTTGGATGGATTCGCATGATGACGCCAACACGATCATGCAAGGGACTACCAAATTGACGAGCCACGGAAGGATTCGTGCTGAACCCGGAGGGTGGCATTTCAATGTCTTGTCCAATCGCAATTTTCGACATGAAATCTTCAATGTCTCCCGCATGAATACGCATTCCGCGTTCAATAGGAAACTCTGACTGAATTGCTGGCTTGTAATGGTTGCACACGGCATTGATGAATCCATTGGCTTGCTCTCGCTGCTCTTCCGGACGATCAAACTGTGGAGACTCCTGCCACCAATTCTGCACCTTGATGAGAGAATCAAACACGTTATCCGGGAGATTCTTGCGGAACGTGCGGTTCTGATCCTTAGCCGACATGGTACCGGCGTCTGCGCGAGCATCCAATTCTCGCTGTGTCATTCCATCATTTACTGCAACGATCTTTCGAAGCTGCTCATTGCTTTCTGCGACCACGACAGTTTCTCCCACCACAAGCTCGCGGCGGAAGTTGTATGGATCGGCTCCCTCAAAGTGCGATTCGAGTTCTTCTCGGCTGTCTACCACCTTTCCCCAATTGACGGGAGGATGGAAACTCTTTGGACGGAATGGGTTGTGAGGCTGTGGTGGTGGGGGAGGTGAGTTTTCTCCATCGGCTCCCCCAACATCCTTCTTATGGACCTTCTTGTTGTCCTTAGCTGCACCGCCCATTGCGTCCTTTCGAGCAGCATCTTGACGCTTCTCAATGTCATCAAGACCGGGAACGTTTGATGGGGCGGTGCCCGCTTGTTGTGCAGACATGCCGGTTGGTTTCGGGCCATTTACCGTGCCAGATTGGCCCGATTGACCTTGTACGGGCACCAATTCACCTTGATCGTCTGTTCGATGGGTAACCACACCATTCTTCTTCCAACGACCAAAAGGGGCCGGTTCTAGCCCCATTTCCTTTGCCTTTTGTGCCGCTGTCGATTCAATCAGTGTGCGAATGCGAATCACGCCCATCCCTCATATGAAGTGCCCCTGAAGCTGTCAATAAATAGCTTCAGGGGCACTTAACGTCACGTCTGCTTTTGTTTTACGGGTATGCTACGAGGTTGTGTTGATTCCTGTCGAAAGCGTTCTTCGTCAGATTTACTTCTTTGCCCTCGCTTGATCTTCTGGAATTTGATCGGCTGATCAAGTTCGTCGTCATCATCAACTTCGAGGTAATGCGACCACTTAGGCATACATACTCCGTAATTCTTTGGTGTTAGGTTAAGCAGTTGGCTTTGTTTCGTCAGCCGGTGGTGCCGGTGGCTCCGGGTTGAATCCTACGCCGGTTGCCGTCTTCTTGACATTGTGAACGCCCATCGACATCAGGGCGATCAACACAGCGTTTACCGTGTCTCCCGCCCACGTCGTCGGGTCACCCGGAAGCGGAAGGTTCAACAGTGCTGCGAGCTTCGAGACACCAAAACCAACAACGACGAGCGTTGCTTGCTTTGCTGCCGGATTCCATGAGTCAACGGTTACAGAAGCCTTCTTCAAGGCACCAAGTACCACAGAATTCAAAGCTCCTGCGGCGATGGTTACAAGAGGAAGGATGAGTGTGGTATCAATTCCTGCCATGTGTCATCTCCAAAAGTAGGGTACTACAGGCTATAAATACAACGCTTCCGGCTCAAAACTCATTGATTCCACGGGGAAGAGGGGGAAGGCTCTCGTACTGGTCTTTGAAGGAGCACGACAGGATTTCCTTTCGGATACGAGTCAAAATGTCCTCAAATACCCGTGCAGGAAGAGCCGGGGAATCTCCGGTACGCCACTGTCCAAATCGATTCTTGATCATGTGACGTAACACACGATTTTCTGTGCGCTCTAAACAGACCAGAACTTCCGGATTTTGCCCCACTTTCGCTCGAATCGCTCGCTCCAAGAGAAAATGATGCTCTTTGCTGCCAACCATGTACATCTTGTCACCGTAGGTGAAGACGTTGGATTCTTTGCGAAGTTCGGCACCAATGCGCTTGACTTCCAATCCATCGGTAATGGCAGCGATATCTAATCGAGCCTTTTCGTTCTCAGTCTTTAGGGATTGCCAAAAGCACTCTACGGACTGATACAACACCCCATCCAGCTTGAATGGAGTGTTGGCAAAGTTCGATAAGAGTTTGACTTCTGGATCGCCATCAAAGAACGCAATGATAAGCGGAGTGTTAGCTGTTAACGAAGGGGAGGGCATCGTAACTGACAAGAGTAGGAAGGTCGATCACTTTGTTGATGGTGTAATCTGGAATGTGATTCTTGTCTTCATATGCCCACGGACGCTTCTGCTGATTGTTGACCCAAATCGTCTTGATTCCCACTTCTTTTCCGGCTCCAATGTCATCACGAATTGAATCTCCAATGATGGCGGTGTCGGTCGGATCAAGCTGCTGATCAATCAAAATGCGCTCAAGGGTGAACCCATCTTTCTTTCCGACAATGTAAATGTGGTCGCGGTCAAAGATGTCTTGTAGCCGATTCTTGTCAATCTTATTCCACTGCACAATAGAATCGCCTTTGGTAAAGAGAATCAGTTGATGTCCACCGTCTTTGTATTGCATCAACATCTCACGCACACCTTCATACAACGGATATTCCGCAGAGAAGACTTCTTCCCCAATGAGATAGGACTGTTCAGCGGCAAGATCATCCACTTCTTTCCCTTGAATGATATCAAGCGCAGCAGATGTGGCGGCAAATGAGCGGGGAATCGTTCCTTTCCAAACCCCAAAGCAAGATTGGTACAGGCAATGTCGATACCATCGAGAATGCTCAGAATGATATCCTTTGGAATGCGGGTCCGATCATGCGAGAAGTCCGCAAAGTTTTCTCGACACTGTGTATAGAATGGCGAGCACTCAGAGAGTGTGTCATCCATGTCGAAAATGAGGTTGGTAAAATGCAACATGATTATGTCGGGTTAAGTAAACTGTGAATTTGTGCCGACACCGGAACCGGGGGATTTGGATCATTGAAGATGTATCCATTGAATCCTGTGAAGTCGTCTAGTGCGGTTTCGCTAATGTGACGACGGGCTTCTTCGGTGAGATTGTTATTGGCAGATCGCTCGGGGGCAAGGATGCGATACACCTTCCCACCAATTGACTGAATGAATTCCACTTCGTTTGGGAATCGCACGTCAGGAATCACGAACTTGTTGATGCCGCAATTCTCTGCCAATACTCGCATCCATTCTGCGGCGGTATTACACCAGACATTTTCGCCATAGACGTTGTGCCCACGCTCTGTTCCTTCCTCTTGAAGCAACTTTCTGACATGGGGTGGCTTGGTAAAGAAGACCTCTTCGTGGGTGGCTTCACCTTTTCCAATGAGCCACACCTTGAAATGCCATGCAAAGCTGAATTGCTTGTAACCAAGTGGGAGTAGAAAGTGTTGCGAGATGTAGTCTTTACCACTTCCCGCCTTTCCAGAAATTCCCACTACTTCAAAATTAGTCATAGTCTTGTTCTTCCTCGTCATCATCATCAATGCCGTCGTAATTGTCGGCATTCGATTCTAGGCAGTCTTCGATGGTACGGAGAAGTTCCCGTGCATCTTCCCACAGGGTGGATAGTACAGGATCGCGAATCTCATCAGGATTGACGCGGGTAATAACGCATTCACCAAGACCGTTTTGATCTACGATATCGTAGACTTCTGCGACAGTTAACGTTCTCATAGTTGTTCTCAACGAGGGTGATGTAACCCGCGTGACCTTTCGTGTTGGCTTCCGACTCATAAGTAGTTGGGTAGAGTGAGTGATTGGGTTTCTACTGGTATTAGTTGAAATCAAAGAATTCCAGTGACAAGGCGTTGTCTTTAGATGCGGCTTGAATTTCGATGGGATACTTCTTCACGTAGTTCGCCACTTGCCTCTTTGCCTTTGCCGAATCGTGAATGTCAATAGTCAGTCCGTTTTTGAAGTACTTTAGACTGATAGGATCATTACCACATGCTTTCCCTCGCTTATGAAAGCCTTCTACCTCTTGCTGATACAGAGAAAGATATGGGTGATCCTTTCCAAGCTCCTTGTAGATATCGCTAATGTGCTGTCGAATCGTCAACCGATTTTCGTAGCTTTCGAAAAACTTCTGCATCTTGTCAGGATGGATGAGCTTCACTTCGAGAACTTCGAACTTCTGGTCTACCTCTTGACCAATCGTACCGATCCAATACAAAGACTTCCACTTTTGGATAGTTTCTGGTCGCACATCTACCGCAGGGGTACTGAATGTCTTTGATCCTTTTCGAGTGTACTTCAATTCAAACAAATTACCGTGCTGATCGTTGGCATCGACATCGTTTTGCTTAGGACGATGTATTAGCCCACAGTGATTTGCTATGCCTTCTTCGATGGCAAGGTTGTTATTGGGAAGAATCATGAAATGGAAATGCCTCTGAACGATCCACCAACAGGACGTTTATTGTGTTTCGCGTCAAGGGTGGCAAATGCTCCCCATTTCCATGCAAAATATTGGTGAGATTGTTGCTCTTTGGCCGCATGAGCCGCAGCCAATTCGGGAGTCTTCTTCGTCGCTGCCCCGGCAAAGTGATAGAATGGTACACCACTCGCTCGATAACAGCTAAGTCCAGCCAATTCGCAACGAAAGAAGAAATCCCAATCCGCAACCGCAGGAGATGGAAATGACACATCAATCCCGCCCAACATCATGTAGTGACGCTTGCGGATAAGTAGCGGCCACGTTTGCCCATCGGCACCAATTGGGATCGATGACCCAACTTCGCTTCCGGCGAACTCACAGAAAGCGTCAAAGTCGAACGTCTCTGGCGTGGTGCCAAAGTTGCGAATGATAAAGCTCCGAAAGATGGACGGAGCCGGTTCAATCTGATTGGGTGTCCACACCGCATCAGGATAGAACTTCAGGTACGCATCAAGACGAATGTCCCAATTACGCGGAAACACATTATCATCATTGACGATGAGGACGTACTCATTAGTGGCCAACGTCACGCCGGTATTATGAGCGATTTGCTGACCTCTGTTCTGCTCAAACTCAACTACGTTCAGATTGAACTTGGCGTACTGTTCCAGAACAGCCTTAGACTCAGAACCAAATCCATCCAAGACAACGATTAGCTCATTGTCAGGATTGGATTGGTTCTGAGTCGCAGACTTCAAACAGAGATTGAGGTATTCCGGATTTCTGTATGAGGGTATTACGACTGAGAGAGCCATGATGGGTTGTTTTCGTCTTTGGGATCACCGTAAAGGGCAAAGTGCTTACGACGAATCACCGTGAGAGGCCACGCGCACAACATAAGTGTCCACGCTGCCCACGCCTCCACAGGGTTTTCCTGTCCATCCTTGGTATCCTGCGGCGTCTTGATTCGAGCAAAGCCGAGAACCACCATGCCAAGAAAGCACCAGATAGCAAACAGGAAGATCATCGTTATCTCTCAGTGAGGGTGAATCCTTACCAGTAATATAGCAAGATTCACCCTCACTGTCAAGTCATAGTCGAGGAAAATCCTGCCAATCGGCAAAGGAAATTCCTTCGGTTCGGTCCTTTTCAGAGATGATGTACGTGGGGCGGTAGGATTCTAGATGCCACACGTCTCCGAGAATAGGGTCATTCCACTTGATGGTATACGTGGAACGAGGATTGAATGTCTCACTATGGAGATATTCGACCACGGTATTTTCGTCCAGTGCCAAAAATCCACGGGCGACCAGCGGGGGAGCGTAGAGTCCAATCGTGTCCTCTTCGAACAACACATGCTTTTCCACTCCCCCGTAAGTACGAGACGTTGGATCGGCGTCAAGATGGACAATCACCGCTGCACCACGCACGACGCGCATCATCTTTGCCATGCCGGGATTAGTCTGAAGATGTAATCCTCGTAACGATCCAAGCTTGTTGAATGAATGGCTGATCTGGCGAATACCATTGGGAAAGAGATGCCCGAGAACAGGAGCAGAAAACACTTCTTCAAATGCACCACGCTCATCTTCATGAACCGTTCCCGTGATGGTTAGCAACCCGTCAATCTGTTGACTATGTTGAATGTGCATCTTAGCCTCGCCAAATGATCAGGTGGTGTAGTCCACGATCTGTTAGCAACGGATAGTTGAAGGATCGCTCATACACGTCAAAGGTTATCCCACACTCTTCTTCCCATCGGTCAATCCACATCTCTTCCCAATCGTGCTCGTACATGATCCATACGGCACCATCAGGCTTTGCAGTGAACTCTTGTGCAGCCTTGGTAATGTCCGCGACGTTCATGTGGGTGATGCCGGGACGGAATCCAATGTGCTGAAAGACGAACGTACACACCACTACATCAATCGGTGGTAGCTCATCTGCCTTGACGATAGCTCGAAGTTCATGGAAATCACGAACCAATCGAATGCGATCTGAATGACGATACTTCTCGTTGTGCGTCCAGAAGAATTGAAGCATCGATTCATTGGGTTCTAGACCAATGTAGATGGCGTTCGTATTCTCCATCACCCACTCAAGATTGCGACCGACTCCACAGCCAAGATCGAGAATGACCTTGGCCGAAGATACGCGATCATTGAATGGGTTTTCTGGAAAGGTCAGGGGTGTAGAAACAAGCTTTGCGTCGTGTGACATATACGTTTCTGATGCGGCGTAGTTTGCATCGGTGTAGTCTTTTGCCGCGACTCCGAATTTGACGAGTTCTTTCATTCGTGCCACCATGCGCCGATAGTTTCAACGGCTCCCGGCTGCATGATACAGTCGAGAATCGCGTGAGCAACCTCTGTGTCTGTCAGGAACGGATGGAGATGGACGTGCCCGCCATCCGGGAAATATGTCACCGGCCCCATTGCAGGACGACGGAGACGATGGAAGTTACCCTTTGGACCGTATTGCTGCCAGATGAAGTCTGTGGTGATAATGGTTGGGGTACCAACGGCAGCAGAAAGGTTGGTCAGGCCACTTTCTCCCCCAATCATCCAATCGCACTGCTTGATCGCAGACGCCGTGAAAGCATACAGATACGGATTCTTCGCTTCAGGAGTGTGTTGTGTGTACTGTGCGGGAAGACCGACTTCTACGAGATTGACGTGCTCTTGAAGAATGTCGAGAATCTTCTGAATGTCACGGTGCCCGTCGCCATAACCTTTCCCACGATCCACCGCCGCTTCATACTGTGCTTCACTGAACAAGAACGACTTTTCCCACCAATTGGACTGCCATGCGACAATCGGCTTCCCATTCTCGCGAAGACGCATCAACATCTTGATTGCTTCGTCGTCATAGGTGTCTACTGTCCAGACCGGAAACTCATTCGTGGGATTACGAATTCCTGCTGCCTTCTGAAACTGCCACGTTGCCGGGAACTGTTGGTTGACAGCCGGAATGTCAATAATCCGAGTGTAGGCATTCGGGTTAAACGTGAACTCGTCAAACACTTCGTTGATAAACGGGTTCATTGACAGGAGAATCTTTGGCTGTGGCAGAGGAATGTAGTAATCTACCACTGTACCTTCCCCATGATCTTCGTGCAGCTTCTTCGCTAACGATGATGCAAAGAGAATGTCTCCGATGAAACCTTTACAGCGAACGAGAAACTTCTGAGCCATTAGATGATGACCTCTTGGAGTGTTGGAAAGTAGCGAATAAACTTGTTCTGTGTGCCAGTGATGTCATTGATCTTTCGAGCAATTTCATCGAAGAAGTTCCATGCAAGCGGCACAAATACCTTTGGACGAGGGTCTTCTAACAGCTTTTCGCGACCATAGATAGGAATGTCGGTTCCGGGCGTCAACAACCCTTGCTTGAGTGGATTGTCGTCAATGATGTAATCGAGCGTGATGCCACCAAAGTTAAGCACCGTCATTCCCTTGGCAGCCGCACCATATCCGACCACAACATTTCCCTGTGTACGATATGCATCTACTGCCTTCTTGAAGTCTTCGGTGCAGACCTTTGCGGCCTTGGCAAATCGCTTGTACTTCTCGAACGAATACAGACCATTCAACTCTTCAAGCTGATATTCGTTGTCTACCGTGTTTGACTTGTAGATGCCGTTTTTGCTGATCACGAAGACATAGCTGGTACCGTGAATGTTGGTCTTGTGAACACCATCGAGATTCAATCCGGCTCGCTCGACTAGCGTCTGCATGGAGCGCACGTTGAAGAACGACAGATGTTCGTGATACATCGTGTCGAACTCATTGCGCTCAAACATTTCAGACTGTGAGGTTTGAATGAAGAGAAGTGTGTCATCCTTCATGACGAGCTTACATGCGTCAAGGAACCCGAGAACGTCATGTGTGTGAGCGAATACATTCTGAGCCGTGATGATATCAAACGGTCCCCAATTTCCGCTGAGAAGCCCTCGCGCACATGCATCATCCCAATACGTTCTTACCACACAATGACCTTTTGCCTCTGCCAACGGCACAAGATTGATTGCAGGATCGACACCAACCGTCTTTAGTCCAAGTTTGGCATACGCATCAAGCTGCGATCCGTCATTACATGCGATATCTAGGACGTTTTCTGGAAGTACTCCATGAATGGACGAGTAAATGTCTCGCGTGAACTCTGCAAAGAACTCGAAATACTCACGAAGCGTCTGTGAAGTACCTGACACGTACAAGTAGTGCTTGAACATGGCATCGGGGTCTACCACAATTGACAACTGGCTGTGAGAGCACTTGGGGCAATACATGGCAGCAAGGGGAAACGTGGGAAGCGTCTCTCCTTCTTTGTGATAGCTGTTTGCCAAAGGCTGGTCGGTCAGGTCTAGATACTCTTTGAGCTTCGTAGACCCGCAGCAACGACACGCGGTGATTCGAGTGTACTTGGACCCAACCTCAAATCCCTTTCTCGTCTTCTTACTTGCCATATTTGAATGCCTTGATACGCTTTTCTTTGTGAACGTTCTCGTAGTACTCTTGCACTTCTTCCACAATCGTCTTGAGGGTGCCCGAGAACTTGAAGTCGAACGCCTCTTCAAACTTCTTGGCACTAATGGAGAAGTCATATGCGGTAGGCAACTTGCTATTGAGCGTTCGCTCCACATCTTGCTGCGATACTCGCTTCAAGTCAACTCCGGCAACATCCGCCACGCCTTCGGCAATGCCTCCTGCCGTTGCGTTGAAGGACGACAAGTTGTAGATGCCACGCTTGTCCTCCTTTGAATCTATAATGGCTTGGATGGCTCTGCACAAGTCCTTGATGTGCAGAATTGGACGACGAATACCGGGATTGAACAACTTCACTTCATTGTTCAGCACAGCATTCTCGACCATCATATTGATCATGATGTCAGTACGCAAGTTGTCAGAGATACCGTTGACCGTCGCAAATCGCAATCCGTAGTATTCAATGTCCGGAAATAGAGCGGCAAAGCGATCAATGTCCTGTTTCGTGTAATCGTACACATTCGATGGTGCTAACAGCAAATAGTCTTCCGTGACATCATCGTCAGGAATGCCATTGTATACACTTGAACTACCAGCATAGATGAATCGCTGTCCTGCCCGAAGCTTTCCAAGCAGTTGTACGAAGTTGTCAACGTTGTTGCGAAACGTCGATTGAGCATCGCTGTTATTGGACATTGGTACCGATGAGTGACCGGCCAACAAGACCACAACATCATACTTAGCAAGCTGCTCAGGTGTCAAATCTCGGTAGTCCATGATGAAGTTGTTCGGATTCGTGAAGTTTCCAAACCACTCAAGGTCTACCGTGTCCACCGAATACTTGTCGAGAATCGGGGACGCGGGCTTCTGAATGAGCCATCCATTATGCGGTACCTCTCGCATTTGCATGGTCTTTTGTCCGGTCAGATGCTTGTAGAGGGCACTCCCGATGTATCCCGTGCCCCCGATAATCAACACACGCTTCATGGTCTGAATACCTGCTTCTTTACGCCTTCGGTCTTAGTACGTCCTAGATCAACCAGCCCCACTCCACCCCACTGCTCACCACCCAACCACTCACAGCTATAGTACTGTTCTGTCAGTTCTCGCCATAGCTGATCGACGTAACAGTTCTCGCGATGGTGACGCTCAGAGTCTACGGTATCGTGGAAGGCAATGATGGCGTTGGGAGATGCGAATTCAAGATACAACTCGAAGTCTTTCTTGACGCCCTCGTAGGTATGATCGCCGTCGATAAACATCACATCACACTTTTCCTCACCCAAGATAGAACGTACCAAGTCAAGCGTCTCAGGAAGATGTGAAGACCCAATGATTTCATAGACTTCCCCAAAGTCCTTTGCCCAATTTTTTCGGCGGCTATCCAGCACACCGGTCCACGGTAGATCGATGCTAATACGCTTCCCTTCAGACCACGCCGAGAAACAGGCCAATGATCCGCCCGCATCACTACCAATCTCAAGGAAGTTCTTCAGCGGACGCTCTTGGCTTGCGGCACGAATGTAATCCATCGCCCCAAGCACTTCGAAGTCTACTTGGGCCATACGCTGATAATTGCTACGAACTCTTGCGAGCACTTCTTGACTCGTCATTACTCTTCCCCTTCGTCAAAATTGAATGTTGATGCTACAATGTTGGTTTTGATCGGCGCATCAAAGTTGGTAACAGCAACCCACATATCAACATCGTGCAATGAGTGCATAGCTGTCTTAATGGAAATGCTGGCAGGGTGGCAATTGTTGATGCCACGGGATAGGTTGTTGCGCCATGTTTGCCACTTTCTAATGTTCCCGTGAAAGTCAGGATCGTTGGAGGCAGGACCACTATCCACATGGTCCAATGCCAAAAATTCATTCGTATGCGAGCGAGCGACAGACAAGTTATGGGCGGCAACTCGTTCTCGAAGATCGGCGTCTTCAAATCCCCATCCAATAAAGTCGGGGGAGAATCCATTGATCTTGAAGAAGGCTTCGCGACGGAACACTTCGACGCCTCCGAAGAAATCAGCGTCAACACCATCGCGGAAATGTCGGTATCCACCCGGAACTTGCTCAAGCGGCTTAGGGGTCAGGTCATTGTAAACAAAGGTGACCCGCTTCACAGGAAGGAATACATCGGTGGGATTGGCGAAGTCGTAATACTGGACGTTCTTGGGATAGTAGTCTACGTCATGGAAGACTAGCAAATCGCCGGTTGCCTGTCGTGCGCCTTCATTCAAGAGATTGGCACGACGAAACTTGTTCTGATCGTCTTGTTCGACAACGATGATTTCGTGATCTACGTCAGCCAATACCTGTCGAAGTCTTGGAACCGTAATTCCAAGATGGGTAAATCGATCACGAAAGGGGATAATGATGCTCAGTTTCATGAAACCTGATTAGTTAGGGTAGCGATAAGTATTGGCCCAAAAGCGAAACTCATGGTAGCGATTCCATCGTTCGCCGTTTTGCATGAAAAACGCTTCCATTCCTGCATGGGCCTTGCTGGTATATGAGCCTTCGTCAATGGTAGACCGTCCTGCGGCCATTGTGTTGTTATGTCCCGCATGAGTGACCCGCACGGTATCCAACATGGCCGCTTTCCAACCGTGATCTTCGACGACCATGCCGGTATAGATATCTGGTCCCCATCCATACTTCATGACCATATCATAGGCTCCAATAGCCTCGACAAGCTCACGATGGAACAAGGTACACTGTAGATCAAACCAGAGACATTCCCGAGGCTCTGTGGCTCCGTAGGGCCGAGTCTGTGCCCAATGTGTTCCGTGCGGCGGTTCGTGGACAGAGGCACCCACCCAATGGTACCCTTGCTCGAACATCGCCTTTCGCATCGGCTGGACTAGCGGGAATGTATCGACGGTGATGTCATTCGTGATGAACAACAAACTGTCATATTCGGGATTGTCCCGAATGATCTTAAGAGCATGATTCAGTCCACCCGTAAAGAAATCGTTGGCGGGGCTGACATACTTCGCATACTTGCTTCGTCGATCTACCGGAGAGCAGTTGTCGAGAATGGCAAGATCGTGCGTGTCATCCACATGCGGGAGTAACGATTCGTACAGCGGTTCACTGATTTCAGGAAAGTTGTAATCCAGAATCAGAGCAAGAGTCTTAGATGCCATATCGTGTTGTGATAACCTGTTTCAGTTCGGGATGTCGGTCCCATTGATGAACGATGGTGTACATCTCGGCTTCCGTATCAGCGAACGTCTTGCCCCACACCGAATACACCAATCCATTGAGAATCTTTGGTTGCGGGTCCACGTTTCGACTATGAAGCCATGCCTTTGTCGGATCGAGAGTAGTCCCAATTTGCGCTGCCCACGCGGACTTCGCATCGGCTAGTATGGTCTTCCACGGTTTGATCTGATGGACGATAAGAGCAAATGCACTCTGATCTGCTGGATAGTGGCGTCCTACGGTCATGTAGTAGATCATCAAGAACAGAGAGTGCATACACTTTGCTGTCCCGGCAATCGTGCCCACATTCACGCAGAGTTGATCCTTGGCGACCATATCATAGAGAATGGGACCATGCCCCTTGACCATGTTGTCCATGCCCCATTCTTCATCTTTGTACAGAATCGATTCCGAGGGGGCCACGAACCATTCACGCTGTAGATGATCTTCTCGATTGTGAAGCCATTCAGACGGATTGCGCTGGAATACCACGTCGCGCACATCGGTCATGATCACATATCGATACGGGTTGTTCAATCGCTGCAACAACTCCCACGCATGGAAGAAGCGAAGATTGTGCGCCTGAGTAGGAGAACCTTGTTGAGCATGACGAATCGGCTGAAGATACTGATCATGATCTACCTTGTAGACATTGATACCATTGGCTTCACAGGTAGCGATCACGTCGGGATTAACTCGATAGGCAATCAACCAAATGTCTCCGGTGAACCCGCTTTCTTTGATGGAGAGTGCCCACGGCTTGATATGATGCCACTCGTATAGGTCCGCTGCTCCAATCAGAACATCTTTCATCGACTCATTGCCTCTTCAATAATCTCGTCTAGGTCTTGTACAAAATGCATGTGGGACAACTTTTGTAGGTAGCCAGATTCCGACAACTCCACAGGATCAGTATCGTAAAACCAGCGAATGCCAAGAAACGGTCGCTTATAGAACGGATATGACTCGCTGACCAAACGCTTTGCGGTTTCTGCACAATCGGCAGCGACACGATAGGCACGTTCTGTTCCAAATAGGCGAACGACTACGCGAAAAAAGGCAAGTCGTCCTAAATCAAAATGGGTTTTCATACTCTGGCTCCTACAGCAAGTTAGGTCAGTGAGCGAACAAGAATTCCTTCTGGTCGCTCTTGTACAGCTTCTTCTCCTACAATGTCACAGAACATGATTTCCTGATCATATTGCTCTTGCGATAGACCAAGGGTGATAAACGTGTCCGTGACATAAAAGCGTTCAACTGTTTGCCCGTTCTTATTGTATAGTGGTTTGTTCTTTTCCACAAGATCGGGAAGCTCGTTGATTTCCTTTGCAGCAACCGTGATGGGCAACTCGGTACCATCAGTAAAAACGAGAACGGTTTTGAAGATCATGAATCTCATGATAGTTCACCTATGAGTGTATGGCTGTCGCCAGTAAACAAGTATGTTGGATTCGAATACGGCACCTTGTTGAATGGCCCATATTCGCCTTCGTTGATTTCTTTCAATTCACTGAAAGGAATCGTCTTCCACGTTTTCTTGCCAGTGGTAAAGGCATTTAGTACCGTGACATCAGAATCGTTGCGGTGAATAATAGGAAGCACAAGATTCTCACGCTTTGCGAGAATCAGCACTTGCCCAAATGGACTCTTCATACCAAGCTCCAATCGACCAGTGGTGCCGCCCATGCCGGTTCACAGTGGGTGCTGAGAGTTGGAATCGGACTCAGCAGAGAACGTCCCTTCGCTCGCAACGCCAAGAATGCTTGGAAGTCATGTGGGTGGTTGCCTTCGGTAAACTGCTTCCACACATCATTATCCTCACGTAGTGTCTTGACACGGGTCGCAAACGTCATCGTGGTGCTGTTCGTCAATCGCCAGTGCCGAGACTTCGTGAGAATGACACGGGTCGGATCGGCTCCGTCATCTTCAATATATGGATTTCCACCCATTCGTGCCGGGACATACTTGTCAGGAGCATCGTATAGGGTGACGTAATCTGCCCGATCAATCGCTTCCAACAACGCGGTACGACTTCCATCCAAGTGTAGGTAGTCATCTTCGAGAAAATACACCACTTCTTCATCAGGAAGCGTCAATGCATGGTCACGGACAATGCGCCAACTTCCTGCGGACGATCCACCTTGAATGGGGACGAGCTTTAGACCGGTCATTTCGGCATAGTCATCGAGGAATTCTTGTGTTTCCGGAATGACCTTATCTACAAATACGGTGACTTCTTCCAGCGGAAACTGCATCAAACAATTGAGCAGACATCGCTTCTTGGTGGCGTTTGCAAACTTTTCCTTGACGTAGCCATTGTCACTAATACGATAGAGAACTTTCATGGAACCTTGTTTTCTGCACTTGGAAAGGTAACGAGCCATACACGGGGAAGAATACCGGCTGCTCTAGAATACATCATCTTGATTTCACCAGAGACGAGATATGGCGTTTCTTCCGTGTTGTCTCCAATGAAGAGCACGATAGGAGCGGATACTTCTCCCCCGGCTCGAAAGGCATCTTGTAGCTTGTCCAACTCATCATCAACGACCCCACCACCAAACATACGAGTAATCTCGTAGAATCCATTGAGTGGAATGCGAGCGGACGCACTATTACGAAGTCGCAACCATGCGGGTTCTGGCCATTGAATCAGATTGCCACGCTGTGCGCGATCAATCATGACTTGTGGATCAATCCCAAATCGTTGTGCCGCCAGTGTGAGTGCCCCGGCAAACTCGGTTAGATTCGGCTGAACCCATGACACTTGATTGATGACATAATCGATCTTCTCGATCTTTTGCATCTTCTCAATATTGAACGTGCGATATGCATCATAGGACGTAACCGGCTTTGTCCCCACGTTCTTGTCATAGAACTGCTTTGGTCCCTCTCCCCCGCCGAGCTTGACATCGGTGAATGATACCACTTCACCGAGCAATACTCGACGTGGGATTTTTTCGAGGGCCAAGCAGTGAACTTTCTTCAACCAGTCAGGATTCAGTACGTAAACCCATCGCTGCTTTCCATCGTAGACGAAGCTGATGACATCGCCTTCCTTGACTTCAGACATGGAGTTAACAGGAACGGTGCGTCCAAAATACGACCGATGTGTGTACAGTTCACCAATGGAGGTCATGACTTAGCCTGTGATCTTTCGAAGTTGTGGAAGCTGCATTTGTACAGGGAGTGCAAATGTCGGTACATACTTGTCTAGCAACTCGGCAGTTCGACCCTTGATCACGTTGTAGTTGAATTCTGCCTCGTTCTTCTTAGCCAGACGCTTTGCTCGCTCCAAGAACTTATCATAGTGCTTGACAACGTGACGCATCGCTCCTGTAGCGAAGTTGACATCTACATTGAACCACATCGACTCTGGAAGAATGACACCCTGCCACACCGCACTTGGTTCAACCTTTCGAAGCTCTCCACCCAAAAGAACCGCATCTTCGGGATTCAAGAAATCGAGTTGACCCGACCACCCCGATGCAATGACCGGCTTTTGACTCTGCGTAGCTTCAAGCAGAGGACGACCGAACCCTTCTCCCTTGGTAAAGCTAATGTGTGCCTTGACCTTGGGGTGATTGTACAACGAGTTCATCTGCTCATCGGTGAGTTCACCAAACAAAACGTAGACGTTCGGGCAATTCGGGCCAATCGACTGCTTGATGGCATTGATCTTTCGAAGAATGGATTCCTGCTCCATTATCGAGAAACCTGCGCCACTCGTCTTGAGAATAAGACCCGGACGATTCATCGGACCCTTATCCTTGAACGCTTCGCAGAACGTCTTGACGAGCAACCCTACGTTCTTACGGTCTTCGCCAATGTCACCATTGAGCCAATGTCCAACGAAGAGGAAGTTGAAGTCTTCCTTCACGCCATTGAGTTCTGCCTTCAAGTCGGCGTCCAAATCCTTCACGCCAATCTTTCGGAAGACATCTGTGTGAATGCAATTGTGTAGCACTTCGATAGGCTTGACAACCTTTAGCTGTGCCACGGTGTTTCCCATCTGGTCCTTGCGCTCAACAAACGTGTTTTCAAAAATCCGCTTGGAGTGCTCGCTGATTGTCCAAATGACATCCATGCGGTTACATCCTTCAATCCATTCAGGAGAGCACAACGTGGTTTCAATACCTGCGGTGATACCGATGTTGTACTTTCCTTGTGGCTGAAACTCGTTGGGTACGCTGATCTGAATGAACAGTTCAGGCTGACGGGGCAATGCATACGGTGGTGGGATAGTCGCGTCGATAACTGCCACATCCTTTGGATTGTTGGCATCGAGCGCATTCACGGGCGTATTGCCCCACGGAAGCGAAATCAACTTCACTTCATACCGATCCAGTTCGATGATATGACGCACGATATCGCGAGCCATATCACCATAACCAGAGCGGGTTCCATACGGTCCTGCAATAACACATAACGGCTTGGTCATCTCACTCAACCTCTTGATATGTTGATTCAAACACTTCTTTGTCTACCGGCCACTGCTCACCTTTGGCTCCACCAATGCATAGATAGTCACCAGCTTTGCCCTTGATGTTATCCCCTTCGAGCGTATCGCATGTGAAGGGTTCGTCCATTTGTTTTGCCCATGTGATTGAAGTCTTTCGATAGGGCTTAAACCCATCTTTGCGCTTCTGATCATCGGAACTTTTTGCTTCGGCAAATGGCACTTTCTTGCTCTGCTCCGTCAACCGTCTGATGTAATCGTCAACGATGTCGGTTTGCTTCATACTTCCACCCGATTCTGAAGCATGAGTTGTTCAACACCATGAACAGCATGAACCCACTTTTCAGCAATCTGATCAACGTTGAGATTGTGCGTCTTTGCCACTTCGGCAAGTACATCGGGCTGATATGTGAAGTGCGTCTTGCGCCCCTCAAAAATCAGTCGGTAAAACGGCTTGAACGAAATCGGGTCAATCTCCGGGAGACACGTTACCGTGCGTCCCGGATACTTTTCGTTGAGCTTGTATTGAATTGTTTCGTTGAGTAAATCCACGGGATATCTCAGGTATGGAGTAACGAGAACCGCTTACGAGGCGTCCAGTTTTCAAGGGTCGTCGTGATACCCTTGATGAAATTGTCGCCCATTGCCTGTGCCGTCATCTGCTGGTCGATAGCAAATGCACGTCCAAGCTTTCCACGACGTACTCGCTCTTCAGGAGTCAGGTGGTAGATTTGGAGAAGCTTATCTCCTGCCTCTTCCCATGAGCAACGGTCATCGAAGATGTATGGCGTTGGAGGACTGCCGATAAGTGCGCGTTGGACCGGGAAACACGGGAATGCCCATTCACCATGCTGCTTGTATCGCCCATCATGGTTGCTTCCCCACTCTTCGTTGAAGTGTTCTTCTGGATCAAGATACTTTCCATTCTCATCAACGAAGCCCATCTGATCCTGAAGGCCACCAGTTACGTTCGCGACAATCAAGCGTTCTGCCATGATCGCTTCGAGTGTGCCCAATCCAAATCCCTCGTTCGATGCAAGATTGATGACCACATCGGAGAGATTGTAGATGTCGTTCATCGTCTGCGTATCGAGATGATTCGAAGAGAAGACACACCGAATTTCCGGAGCCACGTCGCGAATCAGTGCTACAAGGTCCGTTCCGTTGTCATCGACGGGCTGCGTGTGCAACACTAGGCGGCACTCGTCACGCTTCTCTTCAGGAAGGCTCAACAAGAAGTGACGATAGGCAAGAATTACGTCACCTGTCATCTTGCGGCGAATGTTGCGATTGTTGTAAAGCACGACATACTTTACCGTGTCCGCTTCACTACCGAACATGTTCTTTCTGAGTTCGGCAATTCGCTTCAAGTCTTCCTCTTCAGTGTATCGGAAAAAGCGTGTTTCATCGATACCGTGAGGAACATAGCTAGTCTGCCACTCTTCCGGGGCATCCTTCTTCCAGACTTGACGCACGATGTTATGCGTTTGCTTTGAAATGCTGGCAATCCAATCGCACGAACGGTAAAAGTCTTCGTTGTACTTTGGATACGGCAAGTCATCCCATACATGGTAAAACATCAGGGGTACTTGCTGTCGAATTTCGTGCTCGATCTGATACAGCCAAATCCAGTAACGCGGATCGGTGAAGTGAAGGATACCATCTGGCTTTTCCGTTGCCAGCAAATAGCGAACGAGTGCCGGATCACCATATCCAGAGTATGGATAGATTTTCAAAGAGGCATCCGGAATGCCAAGCTCCTTGCTCAAGGCATCGCTCGAATCCACGACATTTCCCATTTCAGGATGCTTCAAAGCGGCAGCAACCTGTACCCAATTGAAGACGTGTGCGGTCTTGAGGATGATTTCTCTGCTCATGACACCGACGCCAGAGGGCATTCGGCAATCGTCAGACATGAGTAGAATTGTCTTGCGTTGATCTTTCGGGATGTAACCCTGTTTCATTACTTGCTCCATGTTATGGCTTTCCTGTTCCTGCACTTCCAGAAATCATTTGACTGAACATGTTTTCGATGAATCTACCGATCTTCAAGCCGTGCTGATTGCAGTATTCGACAATCTGCTCTTTGACGGGCTTTCGGATTTGAACGGTAGCATACTCCTTCTCTTTATCACTCATGGTTGAAACCCTCTGCATTGTTGACTACGACTATAAGTAGTAGATTTGTACGGTTGGCTATCATTTCTTGCCACCAGAATAACTAGAGGGGCACAGGTCTTTTTTGTCCCGGAAGAGGCAGAACTTACATGCCGATTCCGAGGGAGTTGCCACCAGATTCTCTACTAACACCGACCCATCATCTCCAAATGTCGTCTCGATGAAGGTGTCAAATTCCTTGCTTGCTTTCTTCATGGAGATAGTGCCGTTCGCTGGCTCAAATCCAACAATGCGCTTGGCTCCCCATTCAGAACTTTCATTGATTTCCCGCTTCAGAATGATGAACTTTACTTCGATGTTCTCTAGCGGTGTTTCAAAGACCTGACTATAGAATCGCTTGTACAGAAGTAGCTGATTCGTTTTCTTGGGGTCTTTCTTTTCGTAATACCATCCTTTCTTCGAAGTCTTCAAGTCGTAAATGAAGACCTTCTTTGTTCGGGGATGGGCAATCACGATGTCAAGGAATCCTACAAATCGAACATGATCGGTAAGGGGCACGTCAAGAGGGACTTCGCATCCGATCAGCTTATATCCGGGCGTCGGGAAGAAGTCATTCTGGTACTCTTTGACGTGATCGAGAATTTCACATCCTTGGACGTGAAACTCCTTCAAGACCTCTTTGTCACATAGATAGGTCTTTTCTTTGGTGTCCGGATCGACCTTGATCTGCTCCTTAAACAGTTCCATGAGTCGATCCTTGAAGATACCCTTGATATCAAGGATATTGGCCTTCTTGGGGTCAATAAAGCGAACAGCGAGCCACTTCTGAATGGCATCGTGAATCGCAGTCCCGAAAATCAGGTGAATCGAGGATTCGTCGGGCTTCAATTTGTCTACATACGACAGTTTCCATTGATGCGGGCAATTCGACCACATGGCATACTGCGAATAGCTGACCTTTCTTCTTGTATCGTCTTTAGTTTCACTCATAACGTACCTACATGAAAAAGCTTCACCGTGCATGAAATCTGTTCACGGTGAAGCTTCGTCATGAATTTTGATTGTGGAAGAATCTCATGTTCGATCATGAAACTTGTTGAAGTATTTCTTGATGCGATGCGGGTCAATCTCTAGATCGATCAGAGTTGACCAGATTCGCATGTAGATATTGGCTCGACCGGCCCCCTGCTCGTACTTCACTTCGTCCTTGAAGTTGTCATACGTCAGGTCGTTGACCACTCGGGTCATACCCTTGGCGAAGTCCTTCTTCGATATGGTCGCCCGATACGGGTAATCCGCACTCTCGTTGAACTCCGTCTTTGACATCTTGCGAAAGTAGACCTCTCGCAGCTTGTTCAGGTCCGCACGAACGCGGCACCGGATAATCAGCTTGTCCGGGTTGTCCCGATGCTCAACGGCACTGAGAAACCCATGCTTGGTGAAAACCCACATAGCTACCCCTTTGGAATGGTTACAACTGAAATATACGCATTCTCAACAGGGATGTCAAGGGGCTATTCTAGATTTCAGGATATCCCACGAAAAGTGGTCCCCCGGATCGTGCTTTCTCCCCCGTGGAATGGCAACGTCAGAATGACCGAGTAACGGGTGTTCTTTGGCATTCGGGAACCTCCGATATATCTGCCCGATCAACCACGCTCCGCTGGCATACTGTGCGTCAGTGTACGCTTGGGGATGGCGATTCTCAAAGCAAATGCCAATGCTGTAGTTGTTCAGCCGAACGTAGCCGTCATAGAAGGACAGTCCTGCATGGTTGGCCTTGTATGCGGGATCGACCATCTTGTAGATCGTTCCATCCCGCCCGATGTAGTAGTGATACGAGTTCCGCTTCCGTCGAAGAAACTTGAATGTGGTCTTCGGATTAGGACTGCTATCGTAATGAACGATAATGAACGTTACCGACGTATCACGACGTTCTCGGGCAGGGAGGGGACGATTAACGATCTTCGGAGGTTGGCTCCACAGAAGGGAGGCGAGAAGCATCGATAGAATCATGCGTTACCTTTTTGTGTTTGGGAGCAAAGATGCGGTCATAATTCTCATCCCACTTCTTTTGATTCACTGGACGATATGTGTCGCCCTTTCCAGCTTCTCGACTCATAAGTTACTCGATAGCCAATACGTCGTCAAGACGCAAGATGAACAATTCGTCGCGGCCTACCTTGATCTTCGGGGCGACAAATCGATTGAAGTGAACACGGGCACCGATCTGGACTAGCTCCTGTGCCTGATCCCCAACAGCTACAACTTCACCGGATGTGTACTGTTCGGAATCTGCACCAGCGGGAACAATGAGGCCCGATGCAGTGCGACCTTCAGGTGTAACGGTGGTTCTGATAGCAACCTTGTCTTTAATGACTCGAATCATGAGAGTACCTTGTTGATTTTCTTGGGTTCTGTTCCATACTGCTCAAGCAACTTGCGTAATCCTGCCTTGTTCTCGTCACACGAAAAGTAGATGCGAAGATATTCAGTTGCTTCGTAACGACTTACATCATAGTGTCGCCTAATCAATTCGACTAGCCACTCGTCATACGTCTCTTTCTTCTGCGACTTGATGTATTTGTTGAACTGCTTTCCCCGTGGCACAATCTGACTGTAGAACAGATAGGACTCTCGGGGACCAATCGTATTCAAGTACAGTTGAAACTCGTTCACGACTTGGGCATACGACGGGTTCATACTGATCAATCGATTGATCATATACGCACTGAAAGACTTCTTATCCGCGTCTTCGAGTGTGTCGAAGTAGTCAATCGATTGATCGGTATAGATGGCGTTCAAATGGTCAAAGAGAGTCTTTGCCATAAAAGGAATTATCCTTCGGCGGGAATTTCAGCCGGGGCAATGGTGATGATCGGCGTGAGCATGAGAGCCGCACTCACACAATCCTTGTGATACACATGTACCAAAGGAGAACCAGAAGGAGTGTTGCCGACTCTCGCAAATGGCTGTAGTGCCCGCTCCAACTCATCAATACGAGCCAGTAGTAGCGGAATGTCGCGAAATGACTGCTCATCCACTCCGCTCGCAAATGACATGCGGACTCGCTTTCGGACAGCATCAACGGATTCAATAAGGCGAGACATGTTACTCTCGTACAAGGCTAATGGTGGGCTTTGGCTTTGGAGCGTCGAAGCTGCTCTGAACAATGCCGTTTGAGTCGATCTTCGGAGCCGACTCTTCCGTAGCTCCACGCTTTACAACGGGAGGGAGGAATCCGTCATTTACCCAACCACATGCTACGCAAGCAAAGGTTGGAATTGGTACATTACCGGCCTTTCCTGTCGGAGATACAATAGCCGACAGGTGCTTCATCAGCACAACTTCTTGAAAGGTGGCATTTCCGCATCTGTCACAGACAACATCGGTTGCCTTGGAAAAGTCGATATTGATCTGTGGGGTTGGCGGCTGTGTAGGTGGTCGCATATGTGCTGTTCCTATGGTTTGTAGTAGGTTGCTGCTATAAGTAGTTAGTCTTGGTTTTCGGAATGCTTCGGTCGCTTGAAGATGAAGAAGTTATCCTTCATCATAACCAGTTCCCATCCGTGCTCTCCATAGTGCTCAAGACGATTAGGAAGCTGGTGCGTTTCGATGTATTGCACCAAGTATGACCATTTTGTCATCAGTCGATTGCCTGAATGATATTGATGAATGTGGCGACCGCATTGATTTCTTTGTCGGGAACCAATGAGTCTTTGTACTGCCCCTCAGCTAGAGCAAGAATCACTGCCGAGATGTTCTTTCCTGCATAGTCCTGTACGTGATCGAACAGGTAGCGATAGACCGGGGCATAATCTCGCACGTCGGCATCTGCGAGAAGTTGACGAATCTTGGTGGTGCGAGTGTTCAGAGTTCCCGACTTTCCTGTGAGAACGTCAAGAAGCTGCAACTTGAAATCGCTGTCAAGAATTGTCTGTGGATCGATCTTGAGTACACCATCCTTTGTCGCTGCTTGCGCCTCATTGACGACTTTACGAATGTCAGGAAAGTAGGCATCGACTAATGCGACAACCGATTCCTTATCGAAAGAGACATTCTCTTGCTTGAGAATCTTGGCAAGATGAACACACACTTGCTTGTTCGATGGAGGAATGACCTTGAAGTGCTGTGTGCGCGATACAATCGGATCAATCACTCGCTCCATATAGTTTGCAGTGAGGATGAATCGCGTGGTCATGATGAACTGCTCCATCAGGTTTCTCAACGCTTCCTGACCCTGCCGAGTGAAGCCGTCAAACTCGTCAAGAATCATGATCTTGAAACCTGTAAAGCTCTGCGTAGACGCAAATGAGCGAATCTTGGATCGCACCGTCTCGATGTTGTTCTCGTCCGACGCATTGATGATCATACTATCGCATTCAATGCTATTGACGAGAATCTTCGCTGCGGTGGTCTTTCCTGTTCCGGCTGGTCCGACAAGCAGAAGGTGCGGAACATCTCTCTGTTCAATGAACTGAGCGAACTTTTCCTTGATGTGCTCATTACCAATGTAGTTTTCGAGCACGTCAGGACGATACTTCTCAGTCCAGATAGTGTGTTGGTCGCGGGTAATCATTTCTTGGTCTGTTGGATAAGCATGTATTCTACTTTGGAGAATCCGTCCACGTCGAAGATAATTCGAGCCAACCCTTTCTCCGATACTGTGAGGATTCCACTCTTGGCTTCTTTGTTCGCAGAGAGGATGTCTTTGAACGTAGACGCCAAGAAGAACGTTGGCTTCATGACATCAGCTTCTTCGGTGTTTGCCAAAATAGTGACATTCGTCGTGTTGTACTCTTCGTACCCGAGCACCACTTCGGTTTTGTTGCCATCTGACATGACGGCAAATTGCTCGACGCCACTCAATGCCCCGCGAGCCTTGGTGAATGCATCCGTAAATGCCTTATCCAACAGAATCTTGACTTCGGGTTCTGGCAAGTTTTTCGGCGTAGCCTTCTTCAACTCAAGAACGGACGGGTCAGCGAGTGCAAACGCCACCTTGGTCATCTTGTCCGTGATGGTAAACGACGTGGCAACTCCTGCCGACTGTCGAACCTTTAGATCAATCTCTTCGCCAAGCACGTTCAGCAACGACCGAAGCTGGCTGGTTTCGAAGATCACATACTTCCCTTCAGGAAGAACAATTTGGGGTGTAGAAACAGCAACAATCAGTGAATTGCTTTGCCCCACGCAATCCACTGATAATGACTCTCCATCAGATACAAGCTCTACTGTCTCGACAATGCCATTGAGAGTGTACTTAGAGATGAATCTGTCAACTAGAGCTTTACTTAGCATTCGGGGTATAGCCTCCGCTACGGTACGGGAAGTTCCGCGAGCTTTCAAAGAAGACGTGGAAGATGATAAGTAATGCCGCCCCCTTCCCAAAGTCAAGGGCAGCACAGAGAAATGCCGCGATGAGAAACATTACTTGATCGAGTCAGTTTTCACGCAAGAGAGTGAGGTTCCGGAGAGTACATAACACACATTCCCAAATTCCTTGTCGTGAAATCGCCACAGCACATATCCAGCACTGTACTGAGCAATAGCATCTGACTCGGGAAGGGGGTCACCGTTTTTTAGAGTTGGCGGTTCATACGCACAACCGGTGAGTAAAACGAGGGTGAGGAGATATTTGGTCATAGTGGGAATCTATGTCAGACCTCCCGACTTGTCAAGTCTACTATTTATTGGAATGTACCCCTTGGAGAACTCGTATGCTGAATGAAGGCGTTAAAGACAAAGCTGCTCTGAAATTCGTCTTTTTGGCGGGCGGTCCCGGAAGCGGAAAAACCTACCAAGCCAACAAGCTCTTCGGTATTGACAAAGGTGTCAACTTCTCGAAAGATGGACTGAAAATGGTCAGTTTTGACGAGATTTTTGAACGAGTTCTCGAAGAAGAGGGGTGGCCAAAGGACTTGACGGAACTCGACCCTAAAGAACAAGCGTGGGTCATGTCCGATCATCCAGATGCACCCCGTGGCCGCGCACGTAACCTCATGAAGAAGCGCATGAAGCTCATGGCTAAGAATCAGACGGGTATGATCTTCGACGGAACCGGTTCAAACGCTTACTCCTACCTTCAGCGCAAAAAGGAAATGGAGGACTTGGGCTATGACGTTTCGTTAGTATTCGTTGACACCGATCTTGACACGGCTCTTGAACGTAATGCTGAACGCGAACGTCGCCTTCCGGACTACAAGGTCAAGCAAGCGTGGGAAGATGTCCAGAAGAACAAGGAAATCTACAAGAAGCACTTTGGAAGCAACATGGTGACGGTCAATAACTCCAAAGGTGCCCCAATTGACGATGCACTCGATTCGGCTATCAGTCGGATTGTCAACCAGCCACTTCAGAACCCATTTGGCCAGAAGCTCTTGCAATCTCAAGATGATCCAACTAAGTTACAAGGACTGCTAAAACAGCAACAAGCGAAGTTGGATGCCGAAGCGGCTGCGCGAGCAAAGGCGGCGGCAGAAAAGGCCAAGGCCGATGCCGAAAAGTGGAAGTCGAAGCAACAGCCCGTGTGGGACGACGATCCATTTTGGGCGAACCAAAAGCCAAAGGTTGGAAGCGGGGGAGGATCGAAGTCAAAGGGACCGGATACCGTAAAAAATCCTGTCACCGGAAACGACATCAAGATCAAGACCGCACTCGACTATCCAAAGGATCATCCGGCTCACAAAGCAGCCGAAAAGGTAAAGGGTGGAGAATCTAAGTCTAGTCAGCCATCGTTGTTTAGTGGAGGCGACCATCCCGCTTATCTGAAGAAGTACTACGACAAGCAAAAAGAAAAGCAACCACCATCGACCAAAGAGCCAGAAAAGAAGAAAGGCGGCTTCAAGCAATACTTCGATTACTGGAAGAAGAAGAAACAGGATGATAAAGCTAAAGGGTCTTCTGACTGAAAACACGATTGGGTCGGCCACTGTCGATTTCCTCTCGAATCTTATCAAGAACTCACCGTTTCGGGGACAAGTCTTTGTTGCCGGTGGATATGTTCGTGATGAGCTTTTGGGGAAGCCGTCGAAGGACATCGATCTAGTCATCACGGCTCCGGATGGTGGCATCAAGTTCGCAGAGTGGATTACCAAGAAGCTTGGCGTCCACACTGCCGGTAATCCTGTTATCTTTGAGCGATTCGGTACGGCCAAGTTCAATCTTCGTGGTGTGACGCATCAGGGCTTTGATTTGGGTGAGTTGGATATCGAAGCAGTGATGACCCGAACGGAGAAATACAAGGAAGGGTCGCGCAAGCCGGAAGTTGGCTATGGATCGCTCAAGCAGGATGCAGAGCGTCGTGACTTCACCGTCAATTCACTCATGAAGGATTTGACAACCGGTGAAACACTCGACCTGACCGGCATGGGTATTCAGGACTTGAAGGATGGTGTGGTGCGATCAGCGATTGATCCGAATTACATCTTTGTGGAAGACCCTCTTCGTATGCTTCGAGCAATTCGTTTTGCCACGAAGTATGATTGGACACTTCCGGATTTCATGATGGATGCAATCAAAGCGAATGCCGAGAAGATCAAGGGCATTTCTGCGGAGCGCATTCATGACGAATTCAACAAGATGTTGACCTCTCCACGCCCCGCTGCCGCAATGAAGATGTTGATTGCCAGCGGACTTTCGAAGCACTTCATTCCTGAGCTTGATGCAATGGAAGGCGTGACGCAGAATGCCTATCACAAGGATGACGTGCTAGATCATAGTCTTGAAGTGCTGAGTAAGTCGCCCAACGATGGTATCAGTCGTATTGCGGCTCTGCTACACGACGTGGGCAAACCAAAGACTCGTACCGACACCAACGGGAAGATTCAGTTTCTCAAGCACGAAGATGTGGGGGCGGATATGGCTCGCGATATCATGATGCGACTCAAGTATCCGAACAGTGAAATTGACACGGTGGATAAGGTCATTCGCAATCACATGCGTTTGAAGCCCGCTGGTCCCGATGGAAAAGGTATCAGTGACAAGGCTCTTCGAAAGTTTGTCGCAGAGCTTGGTGACGATTTGACGGTGGCGTTGGGTGTTATGGATGCGGATAACAAGTCACACTCTGAAGCGGCGTCGATGCCTAATCAGATTGCCGGTATCCGTGACCGTATTGCCACACTCCCGGCTGCGGTATCGTCGGACAAGATCAAGCTGCCGGTCAATGGCCATGACCTTATGCAGCGTCTTGGAGTGAAGCCGGGACCAGTGCTGGCAATCGTGCTCGATGTCATAAAGGATGCGTATTTCGAGAATCCTGAAATTGACAAAGAGGCGGCACTAAAGATTGCCGATCA